GCTAAATGCTCTCGCTGAGTACTCTGGCTTCTTTGCCCGACTCAGCTCTGCGTAAGTCCGCCTTCCAGCGCAGCAGTAGCCGCGTGGCGCACGTTACGCGCTCCGTCAATAATTCCTCCAGAGGTTTGACGGTTAAGCGGTGTGTCGATTGCTCTCGTTGCAATCGACTCACCAAGGAAACGATCCACAATGGGTTGTTGCTTATTCGGGTCAGATACGGCTTGCCGTACTCTGAGCTACCGAGCTGCAACCCTGGTGAACTCTCTCGTTTCCTCTCTTTTCTTCTTCTACAGGGCAAGGAGCGGGCCTCTGTAGCGTTTCCTCGTCGCCAGCGACGAGGGGACGACGGTCTCTGTTTCCTGCAGAGACTGCGGCGTCATGAACGGTGGGAGCTTGCTCACGCCGTTTCTTCAATCAAGCGCAACCTGCCATCGGGTTGCATGCGCCACACTCCGTCAGTACGTCAGCAGTGGGAAGCTAACGTACTCTCTCAACCCCAACCCTCATCCCCTGAGTATCTTGCGCACGTCCGGCGTGTCGCTACTCGGGTCTTCACTCCTGGGTGGGATAGGAAGTATCACGACTTCGTCGGCCGTTTTCTTCCTAATCCTACTGCCCGCGCTTGTAAGGGGCGTGCCGACCTTCTTTGGTCTGGCAGGAGGGATGAGTTTCTTACCTTGACTACATCGGAAGAGGGATCAGGACCCCTCGATTTCCATGCAAGGTACAAAGAAGTTATGTCAGCGGGGAAGCGTCGTCCGCTTCTCATCTTCGATGAGAACAACGATCTTCTCGCGCCACTGCATAGTACAATGTATTCCTACTTGTGCAAGCAGGATTGGCTTCTTTGCGGTCCTCCGACCGAGAAACGGATGACATCTGTCTGTTCGGGACGATACCAGACCTCGGTAGATCTGGTAGCCGCCACTGACGGCCTGAATCACGATGTGGCTCAGGCCCTCCTCGACTGTGCATTCTTCACTTCTGTGAAGGTGCCCCGTAGACTTAGGCGTCTCGCTAAGTCTTCTTTGGAACCTCGATTTGTTTCGAGTTCGGGGAAAGTCGAGAGGGTGCGGCACGGACAGATGATGGGTTCCTACCTCTCCTTCCCTCTCCTTTGTCTACAGTCTTACTGTGCCGCCACCTGGGCGGCCCGGTTTGACTTAGATGCCCGTTTTCTCGTGAATGGGGATGACGCAGTCATTTCTGCCTCACGAGAGGTCACCGTGCAGGACTACCCTCCGGGGTACCGACTCAACGATGACAAGACGATTCGGGCTGAGAACGTAGTCGAGATCAACTCGACTTGCTTTCTCAAAAGGGGGGGGAGATGGCGAGAAGTTCGCCATCCTAGGAGAGTAGGAGCTCCTGCCGATTTCCCGGGGATGCTACATATGGCGAAGGCCGTATGTATCTCACCGGGGATGGTTGACGCCTTCCAGAGGTGTCGGATCGGCAGGAGATGGGGTTTTCTCCCATCCCAACTTGGCCACTATGGCTACCCTGCTCACCTTAGAGAGCAGGGCCTCAGGACGCGTCGTAATTGGACGCCCTTGCCTGAAGCTTCATCCGAAGACTTCTTCCCTGAGGAGTTGGTTCGCGTCGTAGGGAGGGACGCGACACCCGTTGAGGCTGAATCGTTGAGGGTAGCCTTTTGGAAACACGGGAGGATGGGAGGTTCGAAGAGAGACGTATACTCTCCGTCCTGCGGGAGTGTACGTCGGACATATTCGTATCGGAAGCTTCCGATACGGTCTCGCCTCAGTTTCGTCGGCCGAGGCAGGCCTGAGTTAAGTGCCCTCAGGATAAAGGCACCCGATTTCTTTCTCGTTCCGGCGAGTTGGAGATCGGAGGAAGAAGAGAGGGGCCTCCGTGACCTTGAACGCCTGCGTTCTTGGTGGGATCTTGGCTTTATAAGCTTTGACCCTCTGGACACGGAGGGATGAGTTCCGTGGGGAACACATCGTTTCTGGCCGGTTGTGTTCGGCAGCTTTGTTGGTGACTTCTGTGGAAACGGTCCGCTAGCGGTGGCCAGTTCAGTCGGTTGACTGTGTCTGGGTACCCCTCCACAGGGAGGTCCGAGCGAAATGCTCGGTTAAAGGTGCTAGTGTCGTGAGTAGACTGCCCATATCGGGCTAGCCGTAATCCAACACTCTCTTTGTTGACCGGGATAGTACCTAGGGAACGTAACGGCGTCGGAGTGGGGACACTCTGGCGTGTCGCGCTAGTACGGGGAAATCCCAAGAAGAGAGGGGCAGTAGTCAGCTGCACTGTTTTCGATCGTCGCGGGGCTATTTTCCGGAATAGCAGGACGACCGGGGGTGAGTCAGGTTAGGCCCGTCGGGGGTCGGCCTGTCGCTCGAAAGCACCTGCGTGCGAGTAGGGCATTTAGCTC